GTTATCACCTTCTGCATAGGCTAATAGATTTTGTTTAGCTGCATAATTGGCATCATTCAATAATCGGATAATAATTTCCGAAATTACATTTAAAAATAAAGTAACAGGGTCTCCCTCTCCCAAGGTTCGCCCTGTTATTGTTGTGTAAATATCAAATACCTTTTGTTGAACATGTTCTTTATCGGTGTTAAAGAATTCAACATTAGGTAAATCAGATAATCTCATACAGTCACCATCACTTTCGGAATCAACGCCCCATTTTGTGTGGCGGCCAAAGATACAT